TGCAGCCACGTCAAAGGCGAGTTGGGCGGTAAGCCGTTCCTGCTAGAAGATTGGCAAAAAAACGATATTATCCGGCCTTTGTTTGGTTGGAAAAAAGCCGACGGCCGCAGGAAATACCGCACTTGTTACGTTGAAATTCCAAGGAAGAACGGCAAATCAAACCTAAGCGCGGCGATTGCGCTTTATATGCTTTTTGCAGATAACGAACCCGGCGCGGAAGTCATCAGCGCAGCCGGCGACCGCAACCAAGCTAATATCGTTTTTTCGATTGCGCAGGAGATGATCCACAACAACAAGCATCTAAGCCAGCGCGCGAAGGTGCTGCGTTCGCAAATCGAATACAAATCCAGCTTTTACAAGTCGATAAGCGCGGAAGCCAGCACGAAGCACGGGTTTAACTGCCACGCCGTTATATTTGACGAGTTGCACACGCAGCCCAACCGCGACCTTTGGGACGTTCTCGTAACAAGTACCGGCGCAAGAACTCAACCGCTAATAATTGCCCTAACGACCGCAGGCCATGACCGTAATTCAATTTGCTTTGAGGTTCATGAGTACGCTCGCCAAGTCAAAGAGGGCACTCTTATTGACGAAACTTTTTTACCGGTTCTTTATGCGGCTGACGAGGGCGACGATTGGACGAGTGAAGCAACGTGGAAGAAAGCAAACCCCGGATACGGGAGCATCTGCACGAAAGCGTATTTCGAGCAGGAAAGCAAGAAAGCGGCGAACGTACCGTCGTACCTGAATACGTTTCTAAGGCTCAACCTCAACATATGGACGAGTGCAGAAACGGCGTGGATTCCTGACGATGTTTTCATGCGTGGAAGCGACCCGATACCGTGGGAAAAGCTGCCGAGCTTGCCGGCCTTTGGCGGCCTTGACCTTGCAAGTACGCAGGATTTAACCGCCTTTGCTTTGCTTTTTAGGGACGACGAATGCGACTGTTTTTACCTAATCGTTCACCAGTTCGTTAACCAAGACAAAGCCGATTCCAAGAAACTGAGCGCGGGTATTGATTACCACCGGTTTGCCAAGGACGGCCATATAACCGTAACGCCCGGCAACGTTACCGACTTTCGGTACGTCAAAGAACACATTGTCGAGGCGTGCGCAAAGTATGACGTTCGGTCAATTGGTTACGATCCGCGATTTTCTACGTACATCGTAAGCGAGCTAATACAGGACGATATAGAAATGCACCCAATGGCGCAGAACATTACGACCATGAACGGCCCAACGAAGGAATTCGAAATGCAGATGATGAAAGGCAATATAGTTCACGGCGGTAACGAGGTTTTGCGCTGGCAAATGGGCTGCGCCGTGGTTTATACCGACGTAAACGAAAACAAGCGCGTAACGAAAGAGAAGCACGAAAGCAAAAAAGTCGACGGCGTTATAGCTTCAATTATCGCTATGAACGAATACGGCCACCACAAAACGAGCGGCGCGAATGATGCAATATTCGACATAATTTCCCTTTCGTAAATTGCGAACCATATGGCAACACTTCGCGACAGATTCAACGCGCTATTTCGTTACCGCGTAGGCAAATACGACAGCCAAGCAATACCCAACGAACTTGGTATTTACGGCCACACGATTAGCGGCGCGAACGTAAACGAAGCGACGGCCCTTACCATTTCCACGGTTTACGCTTGCACGTACAAAATTGCAAGTACGCTTGCGAGCCTCAACCTTGACATATACGAGCGCAACGGCCGAAATATTGACGTTGCAAACGTGCATCCGGCGTTCGATGTAATCAAATACAAGCCGAACGAATATCAAACCGCGTTTGAATTTTGGGAAACCATTATAAGCCACGCCGTGTTGAACGGTTGCGGCTACGCGCTGATTGAACGCGACGCACGCGGCTACGCTACGCAGCTCATTTGCCTCGATTATTACGACGTTGACCGCAAATTCGTGAACGGCCAGCCCGTTTTTAGCGTCAAAAACGTCGGCATGGTTCAGCCCGAAAATATGCTGGAAATCTGCAACCTTCAGCGAAAAAGCCCGATCCGCTTGCACCGTGAAAACCTCGGATTAGCCAAAAGCGCGGAAGAGTTTGGCGCGGAATACTTTGGCAGCGGCGGGCAAATGACCGGCATTTTGTCTAGCGACCAGCCCTTGAAAAAGGAGCAAATGGATATTATCCAACAAAGCTGGAACAAAGCGCAGCAGCAAGCCGGCACGAAGCTTTTGCCCTTCGGTTTTAAGTATTCCCGCATCAGCATCAGCCCGGACGAAGCGCAATTTATCGAAACGCGCAAATTCCAAGCGGAGGAGATTTGCCGCATTTTTAGCGTGCCGCCGGCATTGGTGCAATTGGAATCGCAGACGACGTACAACAACGTCGAGCAACAAAATTTGCAGTTTGCACGCCATACGGTTACGCCGTGGGCGAAGCGGATCGAACAGGAGATTGACCGAAAGTTATTGCAGGCACGCGAGCGGCCGGAGCTGTACAGCAAATTCAATTTGAACGATTTGTACAGAGGCGATATGCAAAGCCGCGCGGCGTTCTATACGCAGATGTTGCAAAACGGGGTTTTAAATATAAATGAGGTTAGAATGCGTGAGGAGCTGAACCCGACCGAGGGCGGAGATACGCACGTAGTTCAGGTAAACCAATTGGCATTGAACAAGTTGCAGGATTACAGCGATAAGCTTGCAAGCAACGAAACAGCATAAAATGGAAGATAACAATAACAACCACGAAGCCGAATTGCGGGCGCAGTACGGCGACGACGTGGAATTGAGAACGTCCGAAGTCCGTGCGGCGGGTGACGATTCGTTGATCGTAGAAGGTTACGCCAGCAACTTCGACGTTGAGTACGATCTAGGGTATTTTAAAGAAAGCGTAGCACGCGGAGCGTTTGACGACGTGTTGGGCGATGACGTGCGGTTCTTGCTGAACCATACCGGCGCGCCATTGGCACGAACTACGAACGGCACTTTGGAACTTACCGTAGACGAAACCGGCCTAAGATACCGCGCGGCCCTTGCCGACACGCAGGACGGGCGCGACCTTTACAAGCTGATCAAGCGCGGCGATATTACCCAAAGTTCGTTCGCCTTTACGATTGACGCCGACGAATGGAGCGAAGACCGTAGTACGCGAACAATTACGAAAATTGGCCGGTTGTTGGATACGTCAGCAGTTACGTACCCGGCAAGCCCCAGTACGACAGTAGCAGCGCGAAACATGGCAGCGGCGGCGCAGGAAGCGGAGGAATTGAACGAAGAACAGGTAGCAGAAGAACCGGCAACGGAAGAACGCGCAGAACCTGAAAATATAAAAACCGAAGCGCGTAACTTTACGCCAACAACTAAGAACAATTTTTCAAATATGACTCTTAACGATTTAAAGGGCCAGCGATCCGCATACTACGAAGAATTCGTAGGTATCGGACAGAAGGCCGACAGCGAAGGCCGTTCATTGACTGAGGCCGAGCAAGAACGATGCGACAAGCTCGACAGCATGGTAGCCGACTTGGATGTAAAAATCAAGCACAAGCAGCGCGAACAAGAAATGGTCGCACGCATGGCGCAGAGCGGAAACGTATCTGCATCAGAGCAGCGCGAAGTTGAGCGCGTACACGGCGCGTTTTCTATTAGCCGAGCCGTTGCACAAATCGCGAACGGCCGCAACTTGGAAGGCGCAGAAGCTGAATGGCAGCAGGAAGCCGCTAAGGAAGCACGTTCACAGGGCTTGCAGCTCACCGGACAAATTGCAATTCCTTCAATGGCTTTGCGTGCTTTGGGTGACGCTGACGATCACAGCGCAACGACCGGTTCGGGTTCAGGTTCAGTTGCAACAGTAGTACCTGCTGCAATCGAAGCATTGCGCGCACCAACCGTAATCGAAGGTTTGGGCGCAACTGTTATCCGTAACGCTACGGGTAACCTCCAGTTCCCACGAATCGCAACGAAGGCGGCCGGAACGGGTGAAGGCGAAGCCGACGCAAACGCAGCCAGCGGCTTGTTGATGGATGCCGTCAACATGACACCGGAGCGCGTTTCTGCCAAGACCACTTACACCAAGCAATTGATTTTGCAAGGCGGCGTTGGTATCGACACGTTGATCGCAAACGATTTGAGCGCAGCGATGAACGCCTTTATTGATGACCGCGCGTTCGACGTGATTCTCGCAGACACTGACGTAGACGACCAAACAGCGGCAAGCGGCCAAACTACCGATTTCTCTGCTATGGCTGTAGCTATGGAGGCTGCTGTACTCGCTGCAGGTGGCAACATGGCTGCTGCTCGTTACGCTATGTCGCCTGAAGCTTACAAGTTGACGAAGAACGCAGTAGCTGTTACAGGCGTTTCTGCTTTGTTCGAGAACGGACAGTTCAACGGATTCCCAGCGACTGCAACGCCTTACTTGGTAGATACTGCTGATCCATACGGACAGGTAGTATTTGGTAACTTCGCTCAAGGCCTCATCTTGGCTTACTTCGGTGGTCTCGACTTGTTGGTAGACCCATACAGCGCGGCAGGCAACGCGCAAGTAACCTTGCACGCTAACCGCTTCTTCGACGTTGCGGTACGCCAGCCGGGTGCTTTGTCTATCTGTAAGGACTTGGCATCTGCCTAACAATTGACTGAATTCTAAGAAAGGGGCGGCCACGGTCGCCCTTTTTTTTTGTCCGTATTTTAGCGACATGATGACCGTAGAAATCACAGGTACGCCGACGCTCGACAGCGTTATAACCGTGGCCGACCTCAAAGAACATTTGCGCGTTGACCATAGCGACGAAGACACGCTAATAACGAGCCTTCGCGATGCGGCTATCGCGTGGATAGAAGATTATTGCAATACGCGCCTAGGTGACGTTACCGCCGTGGGTTACCTCGACTTTTTTTACAACGCACGCTTTCCCGTTGGTCCGGTTAACTCCATAACTTCCGTAACGTACACCGACGCGAACGGCGACACGCAGACGCTCGACGCTGCAAAGTATTGGTACGACATTAAAACGAAATCGGCACGCATAACGTTTGACAACGCGCCCCAGCTTTACGACGACACTTTCCACGCCGTGCAAATCAATATGAACGTAGGGTATGCGGAAGCCGACGTACCCGAACCCGTTTTGCACGCGATTCGGCTGCTCGTTGGGCATCTGTACGAAAACCGGCAGCAGGTAACGCGAACGAACGTTTACGAGCTGCCGTTAGGTATCCATTCCCTCGTTAGCCCTTACCGCAATATCTTGGCTGTATGAGGTTTGGAACTATGGACCGGCGAATAACGATTCAGCGCGCGACGTTGAGTGCGAACCCGTACGGCGAACGCGCGGAAACGTGGGGCACGCTTGCGACGGTATGGGCCGAGGTGCAGTACAAGGAAGGCAGCGGCCGCGAAGCCGTACAAAGCGACCAAGTGTACAGCAGCCAGCCCGTGCATTTCATTATCCGCTATTCGTCAGACGTAAGCGGCATTCGCCCAAGCGATCGCGTAAGCTACAACGGCGATATTTACCAAATAGAAGGCGTGCAGGAAATAGGACGTAGCGAAGGTTTTAGAATTGTAACCAGTTTGCGCGGTGAGTAATGGACGATATGCAACGACAATTGCGGCAAATCGAAAAGCGGTTAGACCGCGCCGCACGATTTGGAAGTATCCAGCACAAAGAAATTAAGAAGGCGAACCGTATGGCGGCAAAGCAATACGTACCGGTTCAACGCGCGCTAATTAAGAACTTTAAAGAGGATATACAGATTCGGCCGGGGTTAGTCGTTACGCGTGGACAGCTAAAAAAGTCGATTGGCGTATGGTTTCCGAAAGGCAGCAATACGGCTATTGCCGGCCCGCGTGCAAACCGTGCAGGCAAAACCAAATTAAAGCGCAAGGTTCGCGATACCGCTGACGGTTGGTTCGCACACATCGTAGAAATGGGCGCACGTCCTGCAACGATGAAAAAAGGCGGTAAGCGAGGTGGACCGGGCATACGGTTGCAAACGCCAAATACAGGCGCATTTGAACGCGGTTTACAGCTAGGGCAACCCAAGGTAAAGAGCAAGCAAATAAGTCTCTATAGAAGCGAGTTTAAACGTTATATGAAATGATCGTAGGAAAAGCCATATACTACCTTTTGACGAATGCGACAGATGTTACCGACATCGTAAGCACTCGCGTATATCCGGAAATCGCGCAACAGGACGCGGCCTTACCTTACATCGTTTACAACGTAGCGAACAACGAGCCGACGGATACGAAGCCCGAACCTTCAAAGCTCGACACGGCGCAGGTGGAGGTTAATATTTACAGCGACAGCTACCGGCAGGTTATTGATTTGTCTGTAGCGGTCCGGGCGGCTTTGGACCGCGTAAAGGGTACGTATAGCGGCGTAGATGTTCAAAGCATCCAGTACCTAAACGAGGTAATTGATTTTGACGAACCGCAACGCGCTTACAACATTAACGCCGATTACGACGTAAGGATAAGCCGATCCGGTTTTGTTATTGCGCAAGGTTCACCGATTACCGGGGTGGAGTTGGGCGAGCTTTCCGACGTAGATGTAACGGGCGTAACGAATGGGCAACTAATCGCATACAACGAAGCCACGGGCAACTGGGAAGCGGCAGACGACGCAGGCGGCGCGGAAACGCTGGACGACTTGACGGACGTAAAGATAGTTGGCACGCCTAGCGAGGGCGATGCGCTTGTATACCAAAGCGGCTTTTGGTCACGCGGCACTGCGGGCGCTTCTACGCTCGACGAGCTTGACGACGTAGATGCGGGCTCACCGTCAGCGGGGCAATTGCTCGCCTACGGTCAAGACACTTGGGAAACAATTGACCAAGACGAGATTGCGTTACCGATTGGCAGCGTCACAGGTTTACAAAGCGAGCTAGACAGCAAGGCGGAGAGTTTAAACGACCTCAGCGACGTAACGATAACGGGCACGCCTACGGGCAATCAGGCGCTGATTTACGACGCTACAGCGAGCGTATTTAAGTCAACCGACAGCTTCACCAACCGCTTCGAGGACGACGTAGAACGCGGCTCGGGAAATATCACGCCATTCGTGGAGCGTGCGTACGGAGTCAAGAGCGACGGCGACGGCATTTTCATCGATAACCAAAGCGACACGCCAAGCGCGGGCAAGGTTATTAAGCGCAAGATTTACCATAAGGCGGGCATCATTACGGACACCGACGTTATCGGCGACTACACGCTGATTCACACCTTCGACGATGATACAGCGTACAGCGCAACCGAAAGCACGTTTGAAGGCTTCAGGGACGGCGACACCTACGGAACTCCACCGTTTACGCTAATACAGACGTGGGAAGAGGTAGACGCTGCGCCTGCGTTTACGGGCTTGCTGAATGAGTCGTACGGAAGCGGCGCGGCTGCGGCATACTCCGTCCGACGTCTCAATGGACTATACACAGGCAGTGCGATACAGGTAGAACGCAGTTCGGACAATACGACGCTTGACATCGGCTTTGTAGGTGAAGACCTTGACGAGAGCGCGTTGACTACGTTCTGCACGGGTACGACGTGCCGAGTTCGCACGTGGTACGATCAATCAGGAAACGGCAACGACGCTACACAGACGACGCACGCAAACCAGCCGACTATTTACACGGGCGGCGCGATTGTGAAGGAGAACGGACGGGTGGCGGTGGACTTTGATGGAAGTAATGATTACTTCGACGCAGGTAGCGGAATCTCGCTAACGACGTTTAGTGCGTTAACCTTGCAAACGGCTGAGGCAACGCAGAGCGCACCAAATTTTTATCCTATCTCAATGCAAAGCGATAACAATAACGGATGGAGGCAACACCTTACCGTTTCGGGCAGCGTGAATTTTAGGACGCGAGTGAATACGACAAACGTAGATTTGACCGTCAATCCGTTGCGCAAATCTCTTATGAGTTCGCTTTACAATGGCACGAGCGCCCTCATGTATATCGACGGCGGTAACGAACAAAGCGCAGCGGCTACCTTGTCAAATACAAGCGGTATGAATCTGCAAATAGGAGCTAGTACAGCCGTAGGTTCGGCGCGGTATGAGGGTAAATTTCAAGAAGCGTTGTTGTTTGACAGCTCAAAAAGTACAGCAGACCGCAATCACATCGAATCCAACATAGGCGACTACTTCACCCAAAACACGCCGCTCCTCGACACGTACAGCGGGGCGGCGGCTGCCTATTCTTTGCGCCTTTTGGACTCGACGTATACGGGGGCTTTGATAAACGTATGGAACGGCACAAGCTACGCTGACATCTACCCCAATGTTTTTGGAGAGCTCGACACGGTTGCCTTGGCTGCCCACTGTGGGTCAAACGATGGGTTCATCCGTTACTGGTACGACCAATCAGGCAACACGAATACGGCGGCGCAAACGACGACCGCGAATATGCCGAAGATTTACGACGGGACGACGGGGGTAATTACGGAGAACGGGAAGCCTGCTATCGAAACAGATGGAACAGACGATGTTTTAGAGGCGTCTGTTGATTGTGGCAGC